GATCTCGGAGACAGTCCGGACTCTTCCGGGGGCAGAGAGATTGCCAGCCCGAAGGCCCTTGTTGATGTCCCCGTGACCGCCCGCCACATATGACGACAAGGCCCCAACCAGGCCCGGATCACCGTTGTACAGGCCCAACGGCGCAGCGCCAACGGCATCCATGCCCGTCACGGCGTCCTTGATTCTGTGATCAAAACTGCCAGTGCGGTCGCTGTCGAGTTTCTTGACCAAGTCTGCGAACGCGGCGAGCGTGATAAACCTGCCAGTCACCGGGTCGCGAGGATGCTTAGCCGGATCCCAGGCCTTTCGAGCCGCCGCAACCGGCTCAGGAACGTCGAGGGCGGGCTGCTCGTACCCCGCCGCCGGGGCGGCTTGCCCTTTTGGGACCGCATCACCGGCAGCAGCCACCGACCCCGGCCGCGTCGACGGGTCGGCCACCGGCACAGGCGGTGTGCCGTCATGCGACGGATCCAAGGCCGGCACGGTCGCCGTCGCAGGATCGGCAGGGGGCAAACCGTACTGCTGACGGCTGGACTCCTCCAGCACCTCATCCGGATGGATCACACCCGCATCAACCAGCGACTTCAACGCCTGCGCCGTCGCCGCCTGCCGCGAACCGATCTCATCGAACGTCAACCGCGGCGCCGGCTCATTCGGCCCGAAGTTGATGTCCACCAGATCCTCGATGATGTGCTGCGTCGCCACATCCGCGATCTGCTGCGCCAGCGTCTGCAGCGACAGGGTGAAGAAGTCCGCGAACGTCGTACCCAGCGCCCACGAGCCGGTCTGGGTGCCCAGGTTCAGGAAGTGGGCCAGGACGGCGCGGGCGATCTGCGAATCGTGGTACTCGATGGCGGGCAGGGCGTCGGGGAGAGTGCCGGTCACACCCACCAAATCCAACTGGGCGCCGTTCGGAATCGCTGCGCCGGCGGCCTCACCGGACCGCCACGACGTGGCGAGGTTCCGGCCGGTCTCCAGTTCGGTCTCGTCCTCTGCGGCCGTGTACCGCGGCACACCCATGCCGTTGCGCTCGATCGTCTGCGCTTGCACCCGCAACAAGCGGTCCTTGATCAGCCAGTTCTTGTAGCAGCGACGAAGGACCGAGCAGCCCAGCCAGTTGCCGCCCTCACGGTCGTAAACGTAGGCCACAAGACGGTCCACCGTGATCGGCTTCGGCTCGGTGTTCGTCTGCGTCCAGTACTGCTTGATGTAGACCAGACCACCGTCGGTGGCCACCTCGATCCGCTCGATCGTCTTCGACGGGCGCAGTTCCAGCTTCGCCAGGTGCGCGCGAAGGCCGTCGTCGTCGACCCGGTAGAGCTGCTCGAAGTAGGCGTGGCCCATCGGCAGCATGAGCAGCGCCAGCCGCAGATGCTCCGGCCAGGAGAACTTGCCCTTTGACCGCGGCGTCGGCTTCGGCGCCCTGCCCACCACCGGCAAACCCAGATCGTCGGCAACCAGGTCGATGACCTCATCGCGGGAGCCGTTCGGGTCGATCCGCCACCCGGTCCGCCGGACCGGGTCACCGACCGCACGCAGCACCGAGGCGACCTGCGAGTCCTGCTTGCGCATCGCGTCGTAGACCGAGATGGACTGCGGCCACTGCAACTCAGGGGTCGGCTCGTCCTCGTACTGCCACCAGTTGTAGTTCGGCGCCTGGGTGTAGCCGATCGGCTTCAACGGGGCGGGTGCGGTCATAACTACGCCCCCTCAACCATCAGAACCCACGCGACATCCAGTCGTCGAACGAGTCGCCCTTGCTGGCCGGCACCGCCAGCGGCTTGGGGGCAGGCCGCCGCAGCTCCGGCATCGTCGCGACGGCCTCGAGCGCCAACACCGCGCCGATACCGGCGTCGATCTTGTCGCGGTTGGGGCCCTTCACGAACACGTACTTGGTGCGGCCGTCGTCCTCTTCGTCGCGCACCCGCACCTTGCGCTTGTGCATCGCCAGCACCTGCGCGGCCAGCACCGACGACCCGTCATGGGTGTAGGCGCCCTCCGTCAGAGCCGTCGAGAACCGGTCACAGGCCCGCCACATGCGCGTCGGCTGGTTCGTGTCGAAGAAAACGACCCGCTCCTCGCCGAACTTCTCCGCCCAGAGCTCGATCTCGGTCTGCCACTTCGCCGGGTCGCACAACATCAGGCCCACGTTGTAGCGGTCGAACGCCGCAAACACCGCGTCACGCACATCCGCGCGCGGAACCCGCCACAACTGGGCCGCGGCGTGGGTGTGCCGGCGGGAAAGGTCCGCCGGACGCTGCCAGATCTCGATCTCGAACGTGTGCGGAACCCCGTCGACCATCGTGGCGCCGATCAGGGCCGTGCAGTCGTCCGAGATCGACCCGTCGAAGCCCAGAGCCACATACGCACCGGCCGGAACGACGATGTCGGGCCTGGCGAGGGCCTCCCAGCGCTTCGTTTCGACCGCTTTACGCCGGTCGTCGATGTTGTGGTTGAAGAAATAGCGCTCAGCGTCTTCCCAGGGCGTGTCCGGGTCGCGGATCTCCTGCACCAGACGGGCCGTGTCCACCCAGTAGGCGCCGCCGTAGGCGACCCGCAGCGCGTCGCGGAGCTTCTCGTCGGAATCCTCCGGCTTGACCTCCGGAGCCTCCACCGCGTCGTAGTAGATGCCCCGCTGACCCTCCATGACGGCCTTATGGGTGCCCTCAGCCACCGAATTTTCGCCCGGAGCGAACGAATTGGTCGTCTCATAGGTCCGGCCGCCCATTTTCGCCGTATTCCGGCGCAACGTGCGGGCCAGCCGCACCCCGCCGTTCGTGGGCGTCCACAGGTGTGTCTCGTCGAGGGTCGCGTCGGTGATCGGCTGACCCTCGCGGGAGCCCGCAGACGCCGTAACCGGCTCCAATTTGCCCGGCCGGTCCTTCAAATAGCACCTGGTCAGGCCCACATCGATGCGCAGAGCGTCCGCAGCGGCGCCGTCGTTGGCGGTCAGGAACTCGTAGATCACCGAATAGGTGTTGTCGGTCTGGTCCTCACTCACCGCGGCGATCTGCACCCACGGATTCGGGTCGCCCTTACGGCCCCACGGCCGGCCGACCGGCTCGCCGGAGGCGTCGAACCCGTCCGGGCGCACATCGCCGGCCAGAGCCGCGATGCCCTTGCCCGCCTCGACCGGGCTCTTGCCCCAGCCTTTCGCCCGCCGCGAGCAGCCGCGGCGGAACAGGAACTTGAGCGTCAGCGGGTCGAACGTGTACCAGTCGATGAGGATCCGGGCCTGCTCATCGGTGAAGATCAGCGGCTGGTCGTGGTCCCGCGGCGAGGGCAGAACGTCGGCGAACCAGTCCAGCAGCGCCCAGCCCAGTGAGGGCAGCTCACCCTCGTAGGACGCGCCACGCCACGGCATCGCTATGCCGAACGCAGATGGCCGTAACGGCTCGGCTTGTCCTCGGTCGCCGCCGGCGGCTTGTCCTCGTCCATCACCTTGAGCCGCAGCCGCATCCGGTCCTCCGGGGTGGCGCCGAACTTGGCCGCCCGCAGCCGCAACTCGCTGGCGAACTCCCACCGGCCACGCAGCCACATCGTGTGGTGCATGAGTGCGGTGTCCAGCAGGAAGTCCCAGTCGGTGGCGATGAACGTGCGGGCCTGCGCCGAACGACGCCAGGTCTCCCACCACGCCTGCGTGCGGGGGTGCCACTCCTCGGCGCCGGGCAGCACGTCGTCGGGTAGCGGCGGACCGCACAGTTCACCGTCGGTGTCGATGTTCTGTGTCGGCCTGACGTCCCTACCTGGCCGAACACGCTGGGAGCGGTCCTTCGTCGGTGCGGGTCCACGACCAGCCACAGCCGTCACCCCCAGTTTCCGTTACTCAAGGTAAGGTTGGGTTGATCTAGGCACGTTGCGCTGCGTTATCACCGGCGCGAGCCTCTGACCTGCGAAAACGCTTGACGCGTGTGGGGGTAAGTCCAGAGTGGAATCAGACCGAGCCTCTGACCTGCGGTTACGCACCGCTCAGGCAACTGTTTGGGGATTGCCCAGACTCACGCGTGATCTTGGGCGGG